ACGATGTCTTTCTTTAGACGTTCATCTGAAGTGGTTGTAGAGTAAGCAACAACGTTACCATCAACGTGCAAGTCGCCATCGTTCTCTAGGCGCATGTCTAAGTTTCCGTCTAAACGGAAATCTATTGCAGTTGTACCAACCTCGAGGTAGTCGTTACCATCACGCCCAATGAACCAAGCCTCACCACGCAAGTCACCGCCGTTGATTGTGCCTCCGATTGTAACTCCACTGCTAGTTGTTGTTAGTTTGGTGTTATCATTATGTCTTAGTTCTACACCACCATCGGTTGTAAATATAGCTTTAGTTTCAGTTTTAGCCGCATTTTGTATGTAAAGTTGGTCTGCCGCTATAACTAAACTTCCACTACCAGTTTCTTCAATATACGAGTTATTATCACTACTGCTATGGTAAATTGAGAAATCATTACCAGTTCCCATAACAACTCTTTGATTGTCTGGAAACTTTGCATAGCTATTAAATTGTGCTGTACCGCCATCAGACATATCAAGTGTGAGGGCTGTTACCGCAGACCCACCGCTATTACCTTTAAAAATAATATCGCCATTACTAATACTTGAGTGAATATTTAAACTATTACCGCTAAGATTAAACTTACCATATTCTGTTCCACTATTATTTAGACCTATATCAGCACCAGCCGCATCAAGAATAATGTCTCCTGAAACATCCACTGTTAGGTTGCCAGATGGATTAGCTATAGAGCCTGATAGGTAGAGGTCTTTGAATGAGTTTCCATTAAATCCTAAATCTATTGCATTATTTCTATTTGCTCCTGTACTACTTGCAGGTGCGACAACTTGAGAGCCTAACATTAACCCCGCATCTGTTGAACGAGTACCCTGAATATAAAGATATTCACTATTAACCCCAATACTACCTACAGTTGAGCCGTCTTTGTAGAACAATAAATGGTCACCATCTGCCCCCGTTAAGTTAAGGTTTATAAGAGGTTGAGAAGCACCAGTGTTTTCTCTGGCAATATCTAAGGCAACACCATTCCTGTAACTTAATCCTGTACCAGAAGTAGCATTGTATAAGGTTGATGTAGTAGTACCCACTAACAGGTTGCCTGACGAGTCGATGCGCATACGTTCTGAAGGAGTAGCAGTAGCACCTGCTGTTCCACTAGGATAAGAATACCAACTATGACTACCAGATGATTGATTATATAAACTTCCTGAATCAGAGTTTATGTATTTTTCACCAGAGTTATGTGTAATGTTGTTACTTAAATATGTAGCAGAACCAGCACCTGTGCCATCCACATGTCCATATAAGTTAGCTTGCTCACCAACTTGCAAGGCAACCATGTAGGAACTTGTTGCACTTGGTGTTTGACCAATACCAACTGAGCCTGATGAGTCAAGGGTCATCGCTGTGCTTGATGCATTATCATCAATACCTGTAGATTCAAAACCTGCAATAGTACCCGTCATAGTACCACCTGCTAGTGGTAGCTTAGTAGCAATACTATTTGTTATAGTAGTACTGAATGATGCATCATCACCTAGTGCTGCTGCCAACTCGTTTAAAGTATTGAGAGCAGAAGGTGAGCTATCAACTAAGTTTGCTACTGAGGCATCTGTATAAGCTTTGATAGACTGTTGTGTAGCTAGTGCTGTTGCACTGTTAGATGCCATGTTATCTTCATCAAGTATATCTGTGATAGAGACAGAACCTGTACCAGATAAGCTATCAAACTCAACTGATCCACCAACGTCTAAGTTACCTGTCATAGTACCGCCAGATAAGTTTAGTTTTTCTGTGTCATTAGCTAAAGCAACCCAGTTACCTGCATGAGCAAAGTAACCCTTACCTGTTGCATGAACGTGAGCAAACATACCGTGATAAGTTGATGCACTTGGTAAGTCTGATAACTGGGAGTATACGTTACCAAATAAAACTTTGTTACCATTACCATCAATGTCACCTGTCATAGTGCCACCAGCTAGACCTAAGAACCTAGCATCTGACGCAGTCTTACTATAGTGATCTGCAAGTTGGAATGTACCGTAGCCTACGATGTCAATAATATCACCTACAGTAGCACCTGTAGCTAATACTACAGTAGAACCACTTGTAGCTGTTACGTCTGTACCAACTAAAAGTTTTACACCATTAAGGAAGACATCTACGTAGCCTACATCATATGTTGCAGAGAATGTTGTTTGACCTGCTGTAGCTGTGTATGTGTTACGACCTGATGTACCATTAACGGATGAACCTGCCGCTTGCCAACCTGCCCCACTACGAACAAACATAATGTTACTTGTAGTGTTAAAATATAATGCACCTGCTATTAAAGCATCACCATCATTGTCTACTGTAGGAGCAGATGATTTAGCACCTAAGTATCTGTCATCAAATGAGTCATATGAATTAGCGGCATTAGTAGCACTGGTAGCCGCAGCTGTTGCTGAGTTACCTGAGTTTGTAGCTGATGTAGCCGCATTGGTAGCTGAAGTAGCCGCTTGAGTAGCACTAGCCGCCGCCGCAGTATTTGATCCAGCAATACTATCAACATACGTTTTTGTTGCCGCATCAGTATTAGCAGTAGGTGTACCTAATCCAGTAATCTTATTGCCACCCATAGCTATAGCAGATGCCATAGTACCACCTGATTTTAGTAAGGCAGTTGTGTCAACATAGTTTTTAGTAGCACCATCTTGGTTAGCTGTTGGATCACCTAGTCCAGTTATCTTGCTAGTACCCATCGCAATTGCACCAGACATAGTGCCACCTGATAAGTTTAACTTAGTAGCATCTTGTGCATCTACATAACCTTTACGAGATAACTCATCGTTTGTTGTAGGGTTAGCTGTAGATGTTACAGCATTAGTACCCATTACAATGTCACCTGTTAGTGTTCCACCTGCAAGGGGTAGCTTAGTAGCTATAGAGTTAGTAATAGTAGTTGAGAAGTTTGCATCGTCGTTGATTGCCGCAGCTAACTCGTTAAGAGTGTTTAGGGCATCAGGAGATGAGTCAACTAAAGCAGATACCTCGGTGTCTACATAGCCCTTAGTAGCGGCATCTGTTGAAGCACTTGGAGCACCTAAACCTGTTACTTTACTACCGCCCATAGCAATAGCACCTGACATAGTTCCACCAGACAGGTTAAGCTTTAGTGCATCTGCAGTATCTACATAGTTCTTTGTAGCCGCATCTTGAGCACTGGTTGGATCGGTAACATTAGCAATAGTTGTACCTGTAACATCTAGTGTTCCGTTTACAGTTACATTATTAAATGTTGATAAACCTGATCCTGCAGTTACATTACCTGTTACATTACCTGTAAGATTACCAGTAACGTTACCTGTGATATTACCTGTTACGTTACCTGTAAGTGGGCCTACAAGACTTGAGCCTGTAATAGTTGTACCTGTGATTGCGGCTGTAGCAGAAGCACCAATAATAGTACCATCAATATTACCTCCGTTTATATCTACAGTAGCTAGTGTAGCCTGACCAGAAGTAGACACTGTAGTAAAACTACCAGCAACGGCTGTTGATGCACCTATAACTGTATTATCTATGTTACCTGCGTTAATGTCTACAGTAGCTAGTGTGGCTGTACCAGTAGATGTTAAGTCTGTTACTGTAGCTGGTGCGGCAGATGAAGCACCTATGGTTGTACCATCAATAGCACCTGCATTAATATCTACAGTAGCCAGAGTAGCAGTTCCTGTAGAACTTAGTGTAGTAAATGAACCAGCACCTGCAGCTGTACCACCTATGGTTACATTATCTATTGCACCAGAGTTAATATCTACAGAAGTAATAACACCTGTAGTTATATTAGCTGTACTTAGAGTAGTTGTTCCAGTAACACCTAGTGTACTTCCTATAGTAAATGTACCTGCAACTGCACCATTAATATCTACATCAAGTGTATCTATGTGTGCCGTACCATCTAAGTATAAATCTTTAAACTCTAAACCAGAAGTACCTAAGTCTATATCATTAGTTATTACAGGTATAATAGCACCATCAGAGAATCTTAACTGTTCTACTGCGGCATTAGATACTTCAACAAACACACCAATTTGATTAGTGCTTGTGTTTATAGAAACCTTGTTTAATGCATCAACGTCACCGATAAGTGGAATGTATCCACCTTCTCCTATTGAGCCATCATGTTTGTGTCCACTTGACACTGCAAATGCATCACGGAGTTTGTTATACTCGGCGTTGATAGGTGCTGCACGAAGTGTAGCTGTTGGTATTATGTCTGCTGAAGACTGTCTTACATAACCTGCCAAAGTATTATCTCCTGTCGGCTTTCTCATACGTTAAGGCTAACGCCTGTATAGTATGACTTGCATTTGTATTGTTTGTAACGTAGCTTATTGAAACAGAGTTACCTGATCCCGATATATTTGTAAGTGTTTTAGGCGATGGGTTACCATCATATATACCACCTGCTCCATATATAGCTGTACCATAAACGGAAGCTGCACCCTCTGTAGTAAAATCATAGTTGGTAGGGTTGCTTGTACCTGTATCGTCGTAGTCATAAGATACACCAACAAAAACTTCTGTATCACCTTCTGATTTTAAGTATGTATTTACTTTATGTATTACCTTACGTATCTCTGGATCTTCCATATAATAGTAGGGCGTTTGATAAAGACTAAAAATAGAGTTGCCACCAAAGCTATTACCTTGTTCTTGTCTGTATACTTTACCAGAACCATCACCATGTATAACGTGTTCAAATTGTCCTATATAACCACTGTCTACACAGTTTGCTTCTATACCTGTAAGCTGACTATATTCGAAGATACTTTGTTTATTTTGACTCTTACGTATACCACCTATTAAGGATAAAGATGAATCATTTTTAAAGAAAAATCTAAACTGTGACTTTTTCCTAAGTACTACAATAGCTATATCTTCTATTTGTTCTGAGAGATAGTAGTTATCAAATATAGACTGTATCTCTTTAGAGACTGTAGCAAGTTCAACATCACCGATTTTATCTGTACCAGAGACAGGACGTATACCATCAGGTCCTAAGAATAATAAGTCACCACCAAACTCTACCACAGAATCGGGTGCTAGGCAACCCATATTTGATGTAACATTCTCTAAAACAAAGTTAGCTGCATTGTTACCTGTCAATCTTTTAATATCATTAGCACCAAATATATACAGTTGATTACGGAACTTTTTAATAGCTGTTATAGTGTAACCTACATTAATAACGCCAGCCCCGTTAGCAGGACTAAAATCAGAATAGTTTAGAGGAGCACTAAAATAAAGATTAAAAGGCTCAGTAGAGTCCCCACATAAGAAAGCATGGGATGCAAACTCTTCAGAATACTTAGGATTGTCAGGAGCTTGTGCATGTGTTATCTGTGAATATGCAGTGCCATTATATGCAGCTGCAGGGTTTACTCCATCTGTAAGCAGTAATACTTCACCTGACCAGTTAAAGCTAGTAAATCTTATCCTACTAACATTAGTCATATCAGGATTACCAGCTTCGGGTATAGCTACCCAAGACGAGTTAGAGTTTTGCCACTTGTATAAGTAGTCATGCCCTGATGTAGGTTTTCTACATGCAAATATTCCATCGTCTAAGTTACCATTTACTGCTACACCTAGTACAGCACCTGTACCAGGAACTGTTCCGTAGTCATTAGAGTAACCACTAATACGACGATACCCACCCGATAGTGCAGGTTCATAGTTTATCATACGTATAGCACTACCTGATAGGTTTGAAGCTTGGGTCAAGGGATCAACATTAGTGATCAACCCTCCAGCACAAACTGACAGGTATGTATTTAGTTTATCTACCATCTAGACATCATTCTTATAGAAAGAGTTACCCATTCTGTTTATTACAGTAGACCTTAGATAGTCTTTAGTATCTACTAATAGTCTACGCATAGTCTTTATACCTTTTTTAAACTTATCTGCGTGTAACTGTGCAGACTGTTCATTAGATCTAAAGTGCATTAAGTACATCATAGCACCATCAAGTACTACATGTCTAAATCTATCTGGTATAATACAAACGTCACTACTTAAGCTTAAATCTGCAGGGAACTTCCAGTAGCTATACTCTATAACATAGGCTGCATCAGGAGGAGGTGTAACTCCAAACTTAGTGCTTTGTGTTTTATATACAGTAGTAGGTTTACCATGACCACTTACACCAGCTACATCATCTATGCTTCTCTTTTCTGATACATAGCTTTCGTAAGAAATACTAGGTAAGTGTGTTGGCTGAGCAGACTGTGCACTTGTTAGATAAAAAGTTTCCCAATCAGCTTTTGAATAATCAGCAGGGAATTCATACGTGCTAGTACCAGAAGCTAGTGTGTGTTCATATGTTACTAAAGTGAAAGGCCACTCTTGTGCATCTTGTAATATTTCACGTATGGAAGAATTAACAGCATCCTTAGCTAGAGACTGAACGTTTTTAGTTGTAGAAAAATCAGATTCACCAATCTCAACTTCGTTAAGACGACGAAGTAATTCGTTCACTAGGTTTATATAAGTCGCCATATTAATTCCTACAGGAGTTTAAATGTGTATAAAGGGGCCAGTACAAAACCAGCCCCAATATTAAGTTTTATTACGCAGCGTTGTAGTGCGCTGTGACTAATGCTTCTGGGCGAAGAATCTTGCGCCCGTAAAGATGCATACCGCGAACGATGTCAGCGAATGAATCTGGATCACGATAGTTCTCGACCTTGTTGATCTGCTCAGCAGAAGCAACAGCATCGTCTTGACCAGCTACGATAACACCAAAGTTTACGTCTTGTGCTAATGCACCAGAAGTTCCAGCACCTGTACC